GCATGATCTGTTCCGTCTTCAATGTTGAAAACTTTTTCAATACTATCTGGTAAAGTAACAGTTCTGTTTGCAGCTAATGTGCCAGTAAATTTTAGAGTTGCATTTCTTGCATTTGAAATTGTAGCATCTGTCATTGCTAGTGTTACATCTGCTGATGCAACATCAATTGCTTCAAAACCAGCTACTGCTTGTTGAACTAAATTTAAATTTGTATTTGTTTTGTTTCCCCACGTACCAGCGTTTTCACCGGTAGCCATTAATTCGAGTTTTAAATCTGACGAAAAAGTAGAAGCCATATTTTTTTATCTCCTGTTTTCCTAATTTTACTTGCAGCTATAAAGTAAATCAACCCTACCCCTAAGCAGCATCTTGCCATGTATTATTAACACCTAAATCAACTTCCTGCCATGGAGTAACATTTACGCTATTTATTGAGCTTGTTAATGATTGTCCTGTAGGAACCACTCTAGCATTAGCCTGAGTGCCCTCCTCACCCATAGCTGATGTTAAAGATAATCCAGAAACACCAACAATAACTTGAGGGACTTGTGTGATTGTACCTATAGAAGTGGTTAAAGACTGTCCTGTAACTGGCTCTGTTGTGGTTTGTGTTAAACTTGTAGTACCTTGAGATGTAGTCAATGATGAACCTGTAACTGGTACATCTAAGAATAATCCTGCTGGTGCGTTACCCACAGAGGTTGTTAATGACTGACCTGTTAATGTTTCAGTAGTAGTTTGTGTTAATGATGTAGAGCCAAGTGAGCTCGTCATTGTATGTTCAGCTACAGTAATAGATAAATCAGCATTAGCCGTAACAGAATAAACTCCAAACGTCATACCTAGAGCTTGGCCTGTCACAGATACTGTTACATCAGTGAAAGAAGATTCACTACCAATTGATGATGTTAATGAAAGTCCAGTATTATTTTTAGCAGAGTAATTTACACCCCAAGCTAAATTTCCATACGTATCTCTACCCCAACCCTCACCAATTAAAAACGTATCATCAATAGTTACAGATCCAGAAGATGTTGAGGCTGCAATTCCTGTTACTGGAACACCAATATCTACCACTTCTGTGCCGATAGAGGTTGTTAGAGATTGTCCTGTAACTGTTGTAGCAAAAGAAATACCAGCAGTTTGTGTTCCTACTGATGAAGTTATTGATTGTCCTGTAACTGATACATCAGCGTTAGCAGTTATAGTAGTTGATCCGATTGAGGTCGCTAAAGCCTGTCCTGTAACATTTTCAAAAGGTTGTAATTCTCCCCAAGCATTTACGTTCCAAGCATCACCTCCCCATCCTACTTCAATTATTCCCTCTGCTGTTTCATTTCCTATAGCAGTTTGAAGTAAACCAGCAGTTGTTAAATTTACTATATCTCCTGTTCCAGGTACAACTGATCCTTGAGATATTGAAGACGATACTCCTGTAACTGAAGTAGAGAATGAAGCAAAACCCGAGGCTGCTCCAACAGATGATGTTAAACTAATTCCTGATACTGTTACATTTGCGTCAGCGGTAGTAGTAGCTGTGCCGCTAGATGTTGTTAATGAAATGCCTGATCCACCAAAGTCATTAGAACCCCATGTGGATTGACCCCAATATTCAGAGCCTGGCGACTGTACTAAAACTGTAATATCAGCCACAAGGCTCCTCCTTTATAAATTATGCGATTCTTAAGATAGCTGCCGAAGTAGTGAATGCAGGAAACTGAATTGTAAAAGTTCCTGAAGTCGCTGTTTTATCTCCGCCAAAATCTAGAACAGCAACTGCATCAGTTGTGTTTGATCCACCAGACGTAGTTGTGTTATAAATTAAAGCACCTCTCGCTGTTAATGTAACTCCAGTAAAAGATAAATCTGCAAAGTCTGTAATAGCAGTATCAGTCGCTACTGACGTTCCTACGTTTACAAGTGCTTTACCACCAGATGTATAACCCGATGGTGAAGTTACTTCCGTATTAGATCCACCACCAGGGTTTGTTGCAAAACCTGTAGTTGATTTTCCTAAAGTAGCTCCGTTTGTAAACATCGCAAGTTTGTATGTGCTTCCGTTAGGTGCAGCTTGAAACTTGTGTGCACCTTCTAATAATTCTTTTTTAAAAGAATTACATATTGCGTTAGTTGTTATAGCCATATTTTCTCCTTATTAATAAGTTGTGTTTGGAGCTGGAGAAGGTATTTTAATTCTTGGTACACCATCATCATACTCCGCACGTCTTCTTCTGCCCATTTGTTGTAGAGCAAAATTTTGTATTTCTTCATTATACTTTGAATTGTATAGATTGTATAGGTTATCAGGGCCTTTTAAAAATCTAAAACACTCAGCTAAAACGCCATGTAGAAGCATAGACTCTTGATAAGTTGATATAAAAGTATTTGTTGAAGAATTAAAATGAGGTGGATCTTGAATATAATTTATCTGAACTGTATCTGCCGCTGCTGGTGTGGGAGCTACGATAATATTAAAATCATCAAAATTAGCAAAATATTTAGGTGTGCCTTGCTTGCCTGTGCCATTAAATTCAGAAATAAAACTCGTATCTTTTTTTTCTAAAAAAATTCTATTACCACTCGAATCAATATGCTCTACAGATCTCATAACGATCAAATCAGCAGGTAGAGATACAGCTCTATTACCAACTGTAAATGTAGAGGTTGCAGCCCTTCTAAGATCATCATAATCTACTCTCCCTGCAATATCAATTTCCACATTTCTAATAAACTGATCTATTAATGTATCACTTAAAACTGTGTCGGAAACTTCAGTATAGTTTCTTACTTGTGTTAGAAAATTAGCGTGTGTTATAGCCATTATGTTATACTCACTGTTATGTTGCCAATAGTGGCACTTAATTGTCTTCGTCTATTCTGTAATGATCCATCATCTGGAACCATAGATGAAATAGATGTGGTTATTCCATTTCCTGTAAAATTTTGTGAAAAAACACCAAATCCAAATATGCCTGGTAATGTTAAATTAATTACCTGAACTTGAGTTCCTCCTGAATCAGAAATTGTAATATCATTATTAAATTTTTGAGCAGGTTGTTGAAACTTCATTGGTCTTGCATTTTGTATCGCTATTGCATCTGCAACAGTTCTTCTTCTTCTAATCTGTGGTTGTTTAGGTTCAAACTCAGTATAATGAACTAATGATCCATTCCATTCTCTGACCATTTCACTGTATGGAAACTCCATACCAGATCTGTCAGATATCGCTTTAGCATATTTTCCTGTAGCAAATTTAGCCATTATATACTCGTTGGGTAAAAGTTTTGTGGAGTTATAAATGTAGATGCTCTTTGACCATCTTCATCTAATGCTCTTTTTAATTCATCTTCGTAAATCATTTTATTTTGTTGTACTAGCTGTGGGTTTTTCTTCATAGATAAATAGTATGCTAAACCCGCACACATGCATGGTAAAAATCTATACGCAACATCTGCTTGATCTGTATAAGCTCCTGCATCTTCTATTCTTTTTATTACAAAATATTTCAATACTGTATAAGTGCTTAAATCTGGTGTTTGGTATAAATTTATGACAGGTGTTGTTTGCCTATCTACATAATACTGTGATGGTGTACCTGTTTCAAATTTATTAGGTATAGCTGCATATGCTGATCTATCTATTTTTGTTAAAGATATATCTTGTGTGTTAGAAGTGTTAGAGGCAGCTGCTGTTGAGGATATAAATGCCTCTAATACATCATTTACATCTGATGAAACTGTATAAGATGCTTGTCCCGCAACAAGTGTATTTTCATCTTGTTCAACCTTCCAAAGATGAATGCCCCTGTTACCCCATTCTGCAAATAATAAATTAAGAGATCTTCTAGCAGATTTTAAATCATAACCTGAACTAGTTACAATTGCACATCTCTCGTATGCCTCTTGTATAATGTCATCTATATTTAAATCAAATCCTGTAGTTCCTGATGTAGCCATTATAATATATCCTTATAGTAATCCATCAATCCACCGCCTTTTTTCTTAACAACTTTCTCTAGAGCTTTTGCTTGTCCTGCATGTGCTTTAGATGCTTTTTTTAATTTAGCAGCTACAGTTTTAATTGTAGACTCACCACCATTTTTAAATTTTTTCTTAGGTCTTTTAAGCAAAGGTTTATTCATTGGTCTCACTGGCTCTGGTCTTACAGGCATTTGTACACGTTTGCCTTTTTTTCTATTTCTAGGTGTATATCTTATCGGTTCAAAACCACGAGAACCTACTCTCATAGGTGTTTCAAATATTCCAACTCTTGAACCTGCACCTAAATCAGCTTTCATTTTAGCTGCTTCAGCTTTTAAATTTGTTGCATCAGTTGTTTTTTTTGATGCTACCCTAATTTTATTACCTTTCTTTTGAAATCCTTGTATATACCTTGTTTCTGGATCGTAAGCATCAGGTTGTGTCATTAATCTTTTTACGTTTTGAGCAGCTGTTGCTGTCATCTCTTTTTTCTTTTTTGCATATTTTCCACCATAAGGTTGCATTTCTGCAAAAGTTTTTGGTGATCCCGAAGATAATGTCATTACACCTTTAGGAGCTTTACCATAACTTTTAAATATATCACTCATTCTTCCTCCCACTTTTGGTTTTGATTTAGGTAATTTACCTTTATCTCTTCTTTCAGCTGCATCAGCTTTATCAAAAGCTTTCATCGCCTCTCCTTTAGAAATTACTTTACCTTTTTTATCTTTATAAACTACACCATTTTCTCCAGTTCCTTTTTTTAAACCAGGAAGTTTTGGTTGTCTTCTAATTTCTTTAAATTTATCTAATACTTTTTGTAATCTTTTTGGATCATTGCCAATAGCTTTTAATAATAATTTTGGTATATTTTTACCAATCATACCTGATCTATTTCTTCTGCTCATAATTTAAATCCTTTTAACATATCCCCATAATAATTGACTAGACTATCGTTACTTACTTTCCTACCTGCTATTTCAGATTTCATATAAGATCCAATATATTTTTCACGTTGTGCATCTCCTGGAGCTTTTGTAGTGGTTTGACTAAACATAGCTCTACCCATGGCAGCTTTTTCAACACCTTTTATTTTGCCTTTATTTTTTGTGGCATAAAAAATAGCAGTGCCTTTTTTCTTCCCATATTGTTCCTGCATAGAGCTCATAATTTTTTTACCTTTTTTATTTAATGGCACTAGTCCTCCTTTTTAGCGGCCGCTTTGAGAGCATTAGTCTCCTTTTTGCGGTTGTACAACTTCTTTGAGTTTATCACTTTTGAACGGAATGTTCTAGACCTTACGAGTTTTGCGTATGGATTCTTTTGCTTTTCTTGCAATATTAACTACCTCTGTTTTACCCATAACCTTAGCTCTTTGTTCCATTACTGTTAATATTTGTATTTTCCTTGCAAACGGTTTAGATACCTTTTTAACTTTTGCAGCAGTCGCACGAGCATCAGCAGGAGTCGCAAACTTAATTCTAACAGTATCTTTAGGATTCTCATCTGTGTATAATCTCCTATCAGAGCCTTTTGGTTTTTTTCCAGTTCCAACTAATGGATCTCTTTTTTTCATAATTATAAGTCTATTGCGTTTCCTATCACAGGTTTGTATTTTGTTTTACCATCTTCTTTGTAAGCTCTCAACAATTGTTTTCTTGGATTATCAGCTACCCAAGAACAGTGGACCCATCCGCTGTTAGGTTCTCCAGGAGTAAAGAACTCTAAAATCATTTGATCCCACTCGAGGTTTGATTTGATCCAATCAAAGACTTCAGCGTTGCTTGTGCCCAGACATTCGAAATCAACCGCTTCAGCACGGGTATGTTGTGAATTTAAACTGCTACCTATTTTTAGGCACAGCTCAGGGGAGCGGAAACAGCTAGTCACCGTAACCCTACCAAAATGATCACGTACTGGCTGCAAAATATTTTCACAAAGTAATTTTAATTTTTCCATTTGGTCTGCATTTGGGTTATTATCAATGCCTAGCCTGATGGCTGTGTCTGATTTAATTAATTCTGAGAGGCTAAAGTTACGTGTTAATTTCATATTATTTTATCCAAAAATTTTTCTAGCAACAGAAGTGATACTGCCCCAACAGTACCCAATAACACCCAATAGATCTTGT